CAAGTGGATCGGCTGGTCAGGTTCTACAAGTAGCAAGTGCTAACCATAGCTCAACAAATGCGGAGCTTGAGTTTGCTGCTGCTGCGGCTGGTGGGATTTCAATGATTGATACTTATAATTTGTCTTCAAGTCAGAGTATGTCAGGAGCAACGTGGAATTATGTGAAATCTAATTTTACAAGAGTTAATGGTGCTTATGGAACTATGAATGTTACAGGATTAGGAACAGGATTAAGTGTTGATAATTCTGGATCAGCTTCAACTTTCACTTTTCCCTCTACTGGATACTATGAAATATCATTTACTGCTACTACTGCTGCAAATACTTCAAGTTCGCATGATTATGTCTATACAGGTATACATATAGCTACAGATGGAAGTAGTTTTGATAATGTAGTCCAATCCATAAGTTTTATATACTCAAGTTCTAATACTGTTTATGAAACACAAGTTGCAAAAGTAATAATTGATGTTACTAACACAACTAACGATAAATTTTATTTAGCGGTAATGCCCGAAAATTCAAGTACTTTATTAGGGTCAAATGATAAATTTTATACATATTTACAAGTTAAAAAATTAGCGGAGACATAAAATGAGATTTCCAGATGGCAGACCAGATCACATAGAAGATTATCTTGTAACTGTAAGAACAGGATCTTGGT